CAAGACTATCACTTATCATGTTACCTAATTCATTCATGACTTCGTGTGGTAACACCGCTTGTACATTGACGCCAGTTTCATCACATTTAATGTCTAATGTGTAATCAACACCCGTCTCCCCATTTTTACAATAGGCTTCTTTTTCAAGATGAACCTTGTATAAATGCCTACCATTGAATACAATATTCTTTTGTTGCACATTATTGCTGACGTTCTCGTCATACGTTACTTCATAACTCATTCCGCTTCCTCCAATCGAATAGCTGGACCACATGCAATTTCATTGTTAAATCTCTCAACGTTAGTTTCCAGACGATCAATATGTTCCTCGTTCACTTCTTGATTCATTTGATACGAGTGGCCTGCCCAAGAATTGAAAGCCTCTAGCCACCCTTGGTTTTCTTTATCAGCTGTGATGATATACTTACTCATTTTGTCCCCTCCTGTTCCTCCTACTCACACGAGATTAGAATTACTCTTTCGTCAATAAATTCTCCATCTTCGCCACACAATCCTTCTTGAATTTCAACACTGGTGATAATTTTGAAAAATCCGTTGTCTGATCCTTGAGCATTTACCAAGACTTCAATGTCACCGTAGATATCTTGTAATTCTTGTATTTTAGCTATTGCTTCTGAACTATTCATTCCGATCCCTCCAATAACTCACTATTCTCGTAGATATTACCAACAATCTCAATATCGTCGGTAACTTCAAATAAATCCTCAGATATATTTTCCCACTCATATTTAAATGCACCATTTTCAAAAATTACTTGTCCGTGCACTTCTTGATGGTCATCCCAGCCAATATCCCCCTCAAAAATCTCCACGCCATTCTCGTCTTTTAGTCCTGTTGATTGCATGAGCGCGGTCTCAATCAATGGTATATCAAATAATTCATCATATTTAGGTAAATAAGGAGCCAAATCACAAGTTGTTTGTTCTGGATCGCCCCAAAGGTCAATTTTAGCCACGTACCACATTTTTTCGGCATAATAAGCTCTAAACTTCGGTATCATCTTCTTCACTCACTTTCTTAAATTACAACATCAAATCACCAAGAAAAGCTTTTTTCATTTCCTTATAGATGGTTAGTTCATTTTCTGCCGTCGCTATTTCATCCGTGATATGATCCATCATCCGAACAAAGGCTTTTTGGGTTTCTCGATTGAATAACTCTATTGGAAAATTACCAATTTCCTTTTCTTGTATATTGATACCTGTTGCATACTTTGCAATAAATTTGTCTACATTTCTTTGTAGAATTAAATTAAAATACTTAGGCTCAATTCCATTTTGAGGAATGATCACAACTTCCTTTGTTGGTACTTCCCTAGGATATTCTAGAAAGTCTATTTGGCCTTTCGTAGCCGATATTTGAATGGTTGATGTTCCAGCAGGATAAATGTATCCCGCTTTTGCCCTTCCAAATTCTGCCACATCTTCTAATTTGACACATTCAAAGTTATCAAAATCAATCATAATAGGCTCAATTGCTCCCCTTCCGCCGGTTCTGCTCTCTTTATTGGTCGTTTTGGCTTTTTACTGTCCTTATACCCAACATGTTCCGAAAAGAATGAAGCAAACTCTTTTATTTGTCTATCAGCTTCTGGCGTAGTTCCGACTAAATCATTCATCATTTTGGCTAGCTCGATATTATTTTTTGCAATCTCTTGCTCTGTTTGTTTCATTTCTGCCATTATTTCAGATAGTGGCTTTACAGGTTCTGGTTCAAAAGTATCAACATAACGAGGTATGTTTAGATTAAAGTCATTTTCTTTCAATTCTTCGATAGTAACTACACTGCTAAACTTATCAACTGCTTTTCTTGATTGGAACACTTCTAAAATTTTAGCAACATGTTCGTCTTCTAAAACATTCCAAGCCTTTTCCTTTTTAAATTCATTGCTGGCATCAATGAATAAAATATCTTTATTTAATCGGTTCTTTTTTAAAACTAGAAGAACCGTCGGAATATCAGTATTCATAAATGCTTTTGCAGGTAGTCCAATAACGGCATCTAGCAGATTCTTTTCAATAAGTTTCTTGCGAATCTTTTCTTCTGCAGCACCTCGAAACAAAACGCCGTGCGGTAAAATAATAGACATCACACCATTTTCTTTTAGTTGATGGATACCTTGTAATAAAAAGGCGTAGTCTGCTTTTGATTTTGGTGCTAATACATCAAAATCCGAAAAACGCTCTTGCTCTAAATACTCTTTTAATGGATTCCAAGGGAGCGAGTAAGGTGGATTCATGATGACCGTTTCCGATTTAGTCGCTGATACTTCATCAACAATTTCAATAGAGCTAAACTCAGTTGATTTTGTTAATTTGTATATTGCTTTAAACTCACGACTTAATGAATCACCATGTAGAACTACGGCATTTATATTTCTGATTGCTAAATTAAACAAGAGAAATGGCAATGCACGATCTGAAAACTCCTCACAATAAAACTGTGCATCAGGATTTTCTGCATATCGTTTAATTGTTAAACCGCCAGTTCCTGCACAGATGTCTGCATTGGAACGAGTCGCCCCAAGAACTCCACTGGCAACCCGAATGATTCCGTCTGGTGTAAAATCTTGCTTCTTGCCTTTTCGGTCTGAATGTTCCGCTTGAAAATACTCTGTGAACCAATCAAATGATAGGTCTTGTTCTTCTTTAAAAAAGTTGGTAAATAGTAGTTCTCGTTCGCTTGGACTACTTAATATTTCAATCAATTTATAGGAAGCATGAAAGCTTTCATCAACACCTAGCAGTTCATTTATTTTTTCTGTTGTTAGTTTCATTGTTTTGAAGGAGCAAAAAGCTTTTTAATCGCGGCCGCAAACCTCCACTCCTTTCTCACAAATTCACTGGCTCTTTTTTATAACCAGCATCAATCAAAATTCCCTCAATCACATAAAGATCCGTTTTCTGCTTCAAGCTAGCTTTAAATTTTTTGGCAATATTTCTAGCTGTTTCTAAAGAAACGACTTCATATGTTTTAGCCAATGCATCCGCAATAGTAGCGGATGTTGGCGTGTAATATATCTCCAGCAAAATGAACACTCACTTTCGTTATGCTTCAACAACTTTATAGTGAACATCTTTAATGACAAAAGAGGCAACACTATAGTAATAGCCACCATTGCCGGCATCAGCATAAAAATCAGCAATAGCAATTGGATTTTGGTTGTGGAAAATTGTTACTTTTGCTTGGTTAACAACCGTATCGTCATCAGGAATATTGGTAATTTCTGGCAAAGAAACATTCGTTATCACAGCGTCCAATTTTACATTTTTAAATTTGCCATAAGCTCCCGCACAGCAATCTTGTTCAGAACATTCAATGGTAATTTTTGTTCCATCTTCTAAAATTAGAATATCTTCATTCCATTCCACAATACGTTTGTTTATCAACAATTCTTTAAAGCGATCGTATTCACCATAGTTTATATCGTAATAGCACATATCCTTTAACCCCTTCCGCTTTCTTCTTCATCATCTTCAACTGTCTTTTCTGGGAAAATGATGTTCTCTTTGTTTTTGCTCCAAGAATCTGCAAACGGTGCAAAATGTTGGCGTGCTAGTTCAACTTGGTTGATTAGATTTTCAACTGAAACATCATGATCAGCCGCAATTTCTTCTAGCGCTTCCCCTTCATCGATTCGATGCAATACGCCACGAACGTTGATTGTTACTGATTCTGGCCATTCGATAGTCGTTGCTTTCTTTATGAATTCGTCAATGGTTTCTTTCGATACTTGCACAGCAACTTCTTCGACTTCTTGCACATCATCGCCCATTTCTAAAGAAGTTTGTTCTTCTTTTAGAACTTCAACTGTTCCATCGTTATTTACAACGTATTCGACATTCGGCTTATTGGTCTGCTTGTTAACTGGCACCTTGTATTCTACTGTTTCTGGCTCAATAGTCGTTGACACTGTTTTGCCTAAAAATTCGTTTAAACTTTCATATTTTCCTTTTAATGAAGCGTTGCTAACCACTAATAGCACTTCGATATTTCCGTTTGATTTAGATGTCACTTTTTTCACTTCTGGTCTGAAATTTACTTGTTTTGTCATTTTATTTTCCTACTTTCTTTTAATAATTAGTTGCATCTTTCCATTCGTAATCGAAATTATCGGTTATGAATGGTCTTTTTTCGTTTAAAGGCTTAGTTACACCTTGTGTGATCACTTTAAAATCTCTAGCACGAACAACAATCGCTTCAACTGGATGACCATATCTAAGGGCAAATAGACGAAAACGAAGCTTAACGGATTGGTCAATGCCATACACGCCAAAAGAGTTTTTTATATCAATGACATGTCTCCAACTTCCATCTAAGTTTTTTATGATGAAATCAGGTGAATAAGCTATCGCCGAAATTTTGCCTATACCATCCGCAGTTGGTGTAAGTTCAGTTAGTTTAAAACGCGGATGAACTTCAAAAGGTAACCCACAATTTTTGACAAACTTTGTATAAAAGTTAGCTTCCTTCTGGCTATCAAATGTGTAACCATCAATCGTGACTTTATTTCCTCGCTTATTCAGGGCTGTTGGTGATTGCATTGTTTTAACTCCCTTTCCTTGGTCGCAGTTTCCGCTCGAACTGCTTTTCCATCTTTATTGCATTCAGGACATGGAATAGGCGTTGCATAATTAAATCTATCTTTGCCCCAAATCACACGCTGATCTTGACATCTAACACACTTCATTCTCATTTAGCCCCTTTCATCCAAGCTTGATTACTTTTGGTAGCTTTTTCGGTCGGTTCCTTCTTATCAATCCGTTTAATAGATTTCCCTATATGTTTCTTCGGTTTTTCTGGCATTATGATGGCTTCCTTTACTTCTGAAACAGTTCCGCCAGATACGATTGTTGCAATAGCTGATGTCTCTTTATGCTCAAATAGCACAGCATCTTTTAAATTGGCTACTGGTCGACCATCTTTGCCAAGATAGGCTGAAATTTTCACTACATACGGCATTGAATGATTCCCCTTTCTATTGATTTATTTTCAAGGCTTTAAAATGCGTTTTAAGCCGTTTTTCTTTCTTTGTATCTATTTATATTCACTTGATTGCAAAACTGCTCTACGTTGAATATATTCGCTAAAAATAATATTTTAGATACCCGATACTCGTTTGTCTGATGTCCCCTCAATTTTCATCACAAAACCTTGTGAATTACTCATGATGCGAGAAAGAATTCTCTCCCCATAAGCTTGGCTCATTTCTTTACCAGTTAAGTTCGTAGTAAAAATAGTTGCTTTATTCTGCCGAGCTTCTACAATGCGATTCAAGGTGTCGTTATTGAAGTTAGTACTTTTATTCCTATCATCAATTTGTTTAACTCCCAACTCGGCTCCTAAATCGTCCAGAACTACTAAATCTGCGCTTTTGATTTCTGCCATCAAACTACCTGTTATCTCTTTTCTGGCTTGCTCATCATTCATCGCAAATTTTAGCTGTTCTAAGAGTTCCGCATAGCTAATAAATAAGCAGCGTTTATCATAGTTTGATTTCTCCAACACTTCCCAAGCCGTTGACATAGCTAAATGACTTTTACCAACACCACTTTTGCCTGAAAGAATCATATGAATTGGTTTATTCAAAAGAATTTCAGTTGTGGCTCGATTTGCAATTTCAAAAGCAAGCTTGGTTTCTGTGTCTACTGTTTTGTAAGTTTTAAAACGACAATTAATTAAATTTTTGTCGGTATAAAGCGAGCTATATTTCAGGTAATTAATCGCTCTGGCTTTCAAACTATCGTTAAATATTTTCTCTGTTTCAAGGTCTTCTGCTTTTTTGCGTGCTTTATAGCCACATTCCATGCAAGTTGGCGGACATCTATCGGACCCATCCTTGTTTTTTGCACGCCAAGCATAAAGATTTCCTCCGCACTCTGGACATGGATCAGGTGTGATATAAAGCAACGTTTTAATCATTTTTGAAAATCCATCTGATGCTGACTGCATTCTTTCACTTCCTAAAATCCAAGATCATCGTAATCCGAATGACCTGTATTTGATTTCTGTTGCTTGGTTTTAGTACGTTCTCTTTTTACGGCTAATGCTTTTACATCATCTAAAGTTTTAACGCCTTCTTGTTCCCAATTTCTCAAAACACTTTCAGTGTATTTGAAATTTCTAGCATTTGATTTTGCGGAAATTTTTAAAGCTTCACTTACTAATTCAGTTGATAAATCATTACACCAGTACTCTAAATTTTGAGTAGTGACCGAATTTAGCATTCCAAAAATTGATTGATAAAGTTGAAAAACTGACTGCTGCTCTTCTACTACTACAACATTCTTTTCATTCTTATCATTCTTTTCATTCTTGTATGTTGTCAACGGCTTGTCACTCGATTGTCTTTGGCTTGTCAACGGCTTGTCACTCGATTGATAATCAGACCAATTTTTTATTGTTATAACGCTGTATCTTGCGTTTGATTGGATTGTCAATAATTCTTCATTTTCAAATTTCTTAAGCCATCTCCATAGCGTTCGCCATGCAATTGCTTTGTCACTCGACACTCCTTCGTTGTACTCTTTTGCTATCGCATGGGCTCCCGTGACGAATTGTCCGCTTGTCAAGCGGACTTCTTGGCCATTAAATAAAAACTTCCTATCTTCATGACTTGCTTTCATTAAACAGAGTATCCAAAGCTTGAACATATCAGAATTGGTCCAAACGAATGAATTGGTCACTTTTCGATACAATTTTATATATCCAGTATTCATTCGTTATGCACCTCCTATAAATCGTCCATACTGGTAAAATTTGTAATTTTGTTGTGTCCTCTACAGTATTCACAAGTTCCACAACTAACTGGTGCTTCCTCACCATTTTTAACTTGCACAACATGCTCGATGTTTTCTTTTAATTCTTCTAATTCGTATATCATTTTTTCTTCGCTAAGAGTGATTAGTTTTGCTTCACTAGGTGTTTGTTTCGAAATGGCTGCAATGAGAGGAAGAAAATTTTTGTCATATTGTTGGCGAAGCAGTTCACAATAAACTGCCATTTGTAACACGTAACCGAAGCGTTCAATGAAGTTTGCTTTTCTGTTTAAACGTTCGTCCCATTTTTTCTCGTGCATATCTTTGGTTGTTTTGATGTCTACAAAATACTTTTCTTCTAAATTCAAACAATCAATTTTTCCTTTCCACATTGCACCGCCGATTTCACCTGTGACGATCACTTCTTTTTCGCCTTGATAAATATTTAAAAAGGCTTCTTCTTGTTTTAATCTTTCAATCATCTGCTCGGCAATTTGGAAATCTTTCAGTAGCCCAAACGGCTTTCTTGAAGAAAACATCTTGCTTTTGTTTTCTTTTTTAAATGCTTCATGAATTTCTGGTGATTCAAAGTAAGAATGAACATAATTACCAACTAGCAAGGCTTTTGGATCACTCTCTGGTGTCCATTCACCTTTTAACTTGGCAAGAGCTGCAGTTTCACATTCAAGAAATTTTTTATATTGAGAGACAGACATATAAGATAGGTCCGCTTCTTGTGAATAATAATTTTCATCAGAAAGGATAATCGTCTTCTTCAATCGTTGAGACATCAGCTTCACTCTCTTTCTGATTGGTTTCATAACCAGCCATCACATCTAAAGTTTCCTGAACTGGTTCTTCTAAAATTTGGTCAGCCACTTTCGTTAAATCTTCTTTTTCAATTGGTTTGGCTTGTTCAATATCGGGTTGCCCTGGAACATCGGCTATACGTGTAATTTGTTCTTTATCTTTTTCTTGATTTATAGTTCTTTTATTGTTGGTAAATATTTTTTCTTCGAGTACCGCAGCTTGCTCTTCTCGCTCTGGTGTCACATCTTTTCGTTCGAATTCATTTTCGAGTGTGTCTTTAGCGGCTTGCACAAATAAATCATTATCGTTGCTAGTATTGATTAAATATTTAGCAGCTCGATTGATGACAGTTCTTTTTGCCATTTCTTCTGGAAAATCGTTTTGAACATTTTTTGTTTTTGCTTTACTCCATGATTTATCAATTTGTTTCTTTGTCATGACGGTTGTTACTTCTTTACCATTTGCTAGCTTAATAACCACATAAGCAGCCTTGATGTCGTTGTCTAGGTTTTCGAAGGATGTTTCATGTTTAGCCACAACTAAGTCGGGCCCGTCCATAGCAATTTCAAATACATCGCCTTCTCTTACTACAACAGGCGTGATATCTGCCCCTCCTGTTACTCGATCTAATACAGCCATGGTTCCGAAATATGAACGCATAAGCTGGACTTTATTTCCATATTTGATGAAATAACATTGTTTTTTTGCTGGTGATAATCCTTGGATGACCATATCTAGTAACGCGTTAGAAATAGATGTTTTAGTTTCAGGGTTGTTAGCTGCCAACTGAAGAAGGTTTCCTCCTGAATTGTTGGTTAGTTCAAAGAAAGCACTTTTCAAAGCATTCTGTGGGCTATAGCCTGGCGGCATTTCTAATCCTTGCTCTTGCAATCTATTTAAATTTCCGATGACTTGTTCATCTAAAGAGCGTTGTGTCATTTGTGTTAAATCGTTACTCATTGTCATTCTCCTCTTCTTCGTCATATTCCCATGTTGGCTCTAATGCTTCTTTTTCTTCTGGCGGCTCTTGTCTAGCTCCTAATGAATCAAATTCAGGCATTTTCACCACTCCCAGAATATTTTGGTTTTGTTTTCTTCAAGTTCAACGTGATCAAATCCTTCTGTTTCTAATTGAGATAAAAACGTTGATGTAAGACCTTTACTATTCACCACGCAACTTGTATTACCATTTGCTGCTGCAGTTCGAATTGATTGAATAATTCTATTTTGAGCATTCGCTAACATTAATTCGTAAACATCATCACTCAAACCTCTTACTTCAATCATTGCAGGTCACCCCGTAAAAATGCAGTTAGTAATTCATCCATAGATTTTTCATTTGCAGCATCTTCGGCTCTTTCTGCTACGTATTCTGGGCAATCACAAGATTCGCTTATGCTTAATTGCTCTTTTAGATCACCTAATAATTTTTGCAAGAGTATAGCTAACCCGATAACTGAACCACAAAACGCAGTACTTCCTTGGTCTGTTTCAAAATTTGCGGCACATAGAAGAAGTTCAACATTTTGTGCCTTACATTCTTTCTCAAGTTCAATAATCATTCTTTCAATTTTTCTATTCATGTGGTACACTCTCCTTGAATTTGATATTTGTAATTGACCTACTTTGATGGCCGTCGAAGTGGGTCTTTATTTGTTGTTCCATCTTTTCATTCCTCATCATCAGACATCTTTTTGTAAATTCTTTCATACAGAGTCAATTGTCTTTCAAGCTGATTTAATGTATAAACGCTATTGTGTTTACGTTGATTAGATTGCATAAATTGCAAATTATTCTTCAATACATCGATTTTTTCTAGTACTACTTCTTTAACCATTTCAGTTTCATGTTCATTCAAAACCGATTTAGTCTTAGTTTTCATATGTGGTGGTATAGCTTGTTGTCGAGTTGGTAAAACAGCTCCTGTCCTACTATCTTGAAATGTTGGTCGTGAGTTCATTTGTTGAATGGTTAAACTATTTATTCGGTTTTCAGCTTCACTTAATCGTTCACTAATTACCCAATTATGAAAACACAAGATAGCTAATGGAATTGCGACTATTCCTATTACGTCGAATACATTCATTTACTTCACCTCGCGATTCTGTTTCCTCTTGTAATGTTCACCAGCGTTATCGGCGATCCAACTATTAAATGAACATAATTCAATGACAAGGTTATAAGTCATCAACACCAGTGCATAAATCAGTAAAATCTTTCCGTCTGCTTTAGTGCCGATTAATAAACCCACTCCGAATATATATAATCCATAGGTTAACCTATTTAGGTTTCTGTACATTTTTTTCATTTTGTTTTTTATCGTCCTTTCCTTTAATAGTGTACGTATGCGTGATGCCTGTTTTACGTGTCATAACGTTACAATATGCTTGACCTAATAAATCAATATTTACTTGATCTGCCATTTTATTCACCTCACTTGATATTTAAGATTTTTTTGATTTTCTGAACTTGCTCTTCTGAACGTCTACGACCATGAAGAATATCTGACAAGTAAGGGCTTGAAATCCCCAGTTGTTTTGCTAACCAAGATTGGTTTTTGCCTGCACGAATTAGAGCTGCTCTAACATCAATCGCTAAGTCTTGTGACATATTTATTACTCACTCCCTTTTATTTTTAATTTGTAAGCTAAAAAATTAGCTAATTTAATAAATTTTATTGACTTACTCTACAATATTTTGTAGAATAAGTGCATAGCTAAATAAGACTTTTTTAAGCCTAGTAAAACAACACTTTTTACCGTTCCCCAACGATTTTTTAGTTTGTTTCTCGGTTTTATTTGCGAACTTATTAGCTAATATTTTAGCTTACGGACATAGTATATTAAAAAGTTTTGTAGATGTCAACTGATTTTCTACGTTTTTTTATAGAAATATCCGAAGCTTATGGAGGAAAGCTTGATATGACTGTATTTGATAGAGTTAAAAAATTAGCAGATAGTCAAAAAATATCTATTGTGGAACTTGAAGAAAAGTTAAATTTTAGTCGAAATTCATTGTATGCTTGGAAAAAAAGCAAGCCTTCTATCGATAAATTAGAAGCTGTCGCAAATTATTTTGGAGTTTCAACGGATTATTTATTGGGTCGTGAAATCTCTAATAAACCAAAGCAATCTGATGACTTGGATGAAATTTTAGACAATGTGATGAGTTTTGATGGTGAGCCTTTGGATGATCATGATCGGGAAGTTATTCGTGCTTACTTAAAAGGAAGATTCGGAAAATAATTTAAAGGTTGTGCTATATGAAAAGTATCAAAGAGTTGGTGGAAGAATATAATGTGGAGTTAGTTTTTGCTCCAATAAATAAGCGCGCGTGTTACGAGTCGGTCAAAAGGATAATTTTCGTAAACCAAAATTTATCTATCGAAGAACAAGAAGAAGCTATATTCCATGAGTTTAAACATGTGGTTTCCCATTCGGATTACATGGAGTTATATAAAATCCCTTCTTTTAGAAATAAAATGGAAGCTGAGGCAGATCATCATATGTTTAAATGCCTTATTGAAAAAAATGATGGACAGTTTAATTATTCTAATGTAATTACACACTACAATTTAAAGATGGGACAGGAAAATTATTTAAAATAAAAAAGCTTGCTATTTAGAGAGTGAGAGAATTTCATTGAAGATAAATCAAAAAATCTATAATTACTCTATTGTTGTTTTAGCATTAATTTCAATCGCTTTAGTTATTTTTGATTTTTCAAATGTCATTAATATTAGTAATCCACCGTTTAACATTATTGATAATTTTATCTTAATCACATTTACAATTGACTACATTGTTAGATTCATTATTTCAAAAAATAAAATCAAATTTTTTAAAGAAAATATTTTTGATCTGATTGCGATAATTCCTTTTGATGCTATTTTTTCTTTCTTTAGAGTCGCTAGGTTGTTTCGTATAGCTAAAATAGCTAGACTTGCAAAGCTAACAAGAGCGATAGGTGTGGTTGGGAAATTAACAAGAAACACTAAATCATTTTTAAATACTAATGGATTTTTAAACGTAATTTATTTAAGTTCAGTTCTTATTGTTATTTCAGCAATGATTTACTCATATGCAGAAAACGTCCCGTACATTGATGCATTTTGGTGGGCTTTAGTCACCACAACAACTGTTGGTTATGGCGATATTTCACCAACTACGCCATTAGGTAGAGTTGCAGCAATCATTTTAATGATTTTAGGAATTGGATTTATTGGTATGCTTACTTCGACTATTACAGAATATTTTAATAAAAGTAAGAATGAAGAAGATGAATCAAATGATAAAATTGAATTACTTATTAATAAAATTGATCAATTAGAAAGTACGATTGAACAACTAAAAGAGGAAATAAAAAAATAACGCACCCTCCGACCAAGAAGTTGTGCGTTAAAAATAGAACCAAAATAGGCTTATTTTGTTACGCCTATTTTACCAAAAATAATGAGGTGAAACAATGGCAAATGAAATAAAACAAGTAGCGTTATACATACGTGTGTCTACAGATCAACAAGCTAAACATGGTGATAGTTTGGATGAACAACAACACACTTTAAATGAATACGTAAGACAACAAGGAAACATGAGAGTATTCAAAACTTATATAGATGATGGCATTTCAGGTCAGAAACTATATCGTGATGAATTCCAAAAATTATTAGATGATGTTAAAAAAGGAAGAATCGATACGATCTTATTTACAAAATTAGATAGATGGTTTAGAAATTTACGTCATTATTTAAATATTCAAGAAATACTAGACAAAAACAATGTTACTTGGTTAGCCGTTACACAACCTTTCTTTAACACCGAAACAGCAATGGGCCGTTCATTTGTAAATCAATCAATGGGTTTTGCTGAGCTTGAAGCACAGATGACTTCCGAAAGAATTCGTGCCGTTTTCGATAATAAAATACGAAAAGGTGAAGTTGTTAGTGGAAAAGTACCGCTTGGCTACGATATCAAAGACAAGCATCTTGTTCCGAATGAAAAAGCTAAAATAGTAAAAGAAATTTTCCAGTACTATTTAGAAACTGGCAGCATGCGTGCCACCGTTAGACATTTAGAAAATCATTTCAGCATGACAAGAGATTATCAAAGCGTTCGGCAAATGCTTACTAATAGAAAATACATTGGTGAATTACGAGATAATAAAAATTTTTGTGAACCTATTATTGATCGTGACATATTCGAAAGGGTACAATTACAACTTTCAAAAAATATTCGTATGAATAAAAAACGCGACTATATGTTTACTGGATTGTTAGTTTGTAGTGAATGTGGTTGTAATTATTCCGCCACGGCGGTTATTAGCCGATATGTACGCAAAGACGGTACGACAAACCCGAATGAAAGACATTTATATAGATGCACCAAAAACCGTAATAACGCAAAAAAATGCAGTAATAAAAAAGGCATATATGAAACCACACTAGAAAATTTCCTTCTGGAAAATATTGAAAAACAAGCAGAAGAGCTGTCTGTAAAAATGCAACAAGAACCCGAAGTAAAAAAAACTAAGAATACTAACGATAAAATAAAAAAGAAAATAGATAGACTAAAAAAAGCTTATCTCAATGAGGTTATAACATTAGAGGAATATAAAAAAGACAGAGAAGAATTAGAAGCACTTTTAATACCTGAAAGAGATAATAAAATTGCTAAAATTGATTTGAACTCACTGCATAACTACTCTACTGCTGAATTTAGAGATGGATATAAACAGCTAACTATTTCGGAAAAAAGTTCTTTATGGCGGCAAGTGATTAAAAATATTGTGGTTTATCCAGATGGAAATTTGAAAATAAATTTTATAGGATATTGATTTTATTTGCACTAACAAATACTAACCAGATGGATGATTATGAGCTAATAGTATGCGAGCAGAAGAATATTTAACCGCTTCCCGAAAAATTTCGCGTGGATGAGCAATACTAATAAACAAAACCATATACCTAAAATATTACATTTATACAAATCGATAGACAACACAAACATACATTCGGTATAATTATATTACTAGGAGGCCGATATTATGAAAACTAATTATGTAGGAGTAGTTGAAAAGATTAGAATGTTAAGTATGTACCCAAAAATGCTAGTTCGATTCTCAGTAGTAACACAGGACGAAACTATAAACTGTATCGTCTCTAAACACGAACTGGCAAATATGTTACTAATGCTACCCGAAAAATCTGAACTAGCTGTCTATGGTCATTTGAATAAAAGAAATCAACTTGTAATTGAAAAAATGCTTGTAAGGAAAACTTTGATTAGTGCATAAAAAGATATTTAAATTTGGTCATATTACTGTTCTTACCTATAGAATGGTATAATTAAACCAATATTAATTATATATTTTAAAGGAGGACCAGATTTGTCAATCAATAGTTTACAACAAAAAGAAAAGTCTCTATTATCAGATATAACAAAACTTGAAGGAGACTATGCTCGAGAACAAAAGAAAATAGCTAATTCAGAGAAAAAGATAGCTGATAGTTCTAAAAAAATAGAAAGTTCTAAGTCAATATCCACCATAAGATCTCAAAGCAGAATCAAAGAATCAGAAACTAAAAAATCTTTAGCTTCTAAAGAAAAATCAGCTACTATTTCTTCTAAGTTAGCAAAAAAAAGAAAAGAATTAGGTGATATTCAAGTAAAGCTAAGTAAACAGCGTACTATAGAAAATACACAGTTCCAAAAGAATCTAAAAAAAACTTACGACACTCAGATAATGAAGATAAAAGAAACCCAGACTGCAGCATTACAAAATGTACAATCCGAACTACCAAACGATCCTTCATTAGTTAATAAAACTTATGATCTTTTCATTTCATATGCATCTGATGATTCAGAATACGTAGATAAATTGACCCAAGCATTCACTAATGAAGGCTTTTCAATCTGGAGAGATAAAAGTGATATTGCTTGGGGACAATCTATACGTCAATCCATTGATGCAGGCCTTTCAAATTCGAAGTTTGGCTTGGTAGTACTTTCCTCCAAATATATTGAAAAGTTCTGGACAAACTATGAATTGGACGGAATATTAAATAAAGAAAGTGCTACTGGTAGACAAATGATTCTCCCACTTTGGCATAATATTACAAAAGATGAAATTGATAAGAAAAGTCCTTCTTTATCAAACCGACTAGCATTAGATACAAGAATAAACTCAACAAATGACATTATAAACGCTTTTAAATCTCTATTAGAGTAAGCCTAATTTATCTAACAAATCTATAATTCTGTAAAAATCATAAGATCCCTCACTGTTAATGCCCATATATGGCATCTCAATTAAACCTTTATCTTTAGCATTTGATAAAGCTTTTTCTGCCCAAGGTTGTTTTTTGCTGAGTACCACATTGACTAAAATATTTTGTTGAAATTCTAATTTTTTTATTTTATTCTCAAGCTCTATCAATTTTCTTTCTTGTTCCATCATTACACCCTCTCACTTTATAAACCTAAATAAAAGAAACCCGCACAATGTTTTATAGTTTCAACAGTGTTGGGGTTTCTTTTTTTATTTTTTAAGTGGACCATACAGGACTCGAACCTGTGACCGAACGGTTATGAGCCGTTTGCTCTAACCAACTGAGCTAATGGTCCTAAAAAGAGCCACCTTAGAAAGGCGACTCAAGTGAAATTTAATAAGTGTGTTATTATTTTACACTACCTATAAATATTTTACTATACTTTATTTCACTACTGGAAACATAGCTTCTAAGCGATTATACCAAGGAGCGTTTTTGTTCCATTTATCTTGTCCGTAGAAAGGAATATCTTTTCCATTGTTTCTCTTGTATAGGTCCTCAATGACTTTCATTTCATCCGGATGAGACACACGTCTTGTGTTAACTCCGTTGCAAAACATTACCGTCCAAGCATCTCCATTCCATTCTAGTTTACCTGTTTTTGAATTAATTGGTCTTTCGTATAAACATTGCATAGTCGTTTCTCCACCTTTTATATTATTTTGATTGTTATTATTTGAATCGCCATTGCCTTCGTTTGGATTGCCCATATATTTTTTTATTTGGCTAATAAAATAGTCTTTTACGGCATTTGTTTCTTTTCCATGCAATTCCCAGGAACGGTGAGGACATGCCGTAGGAACAAATTCTTTGTGTAATCTTACAGTATCTCTATTAGGGTACATTCCCCAAAACTTCATATCTTCAGCAACTTGTTTAAATGTCATTTGTTCATTCGCTAAGAAATCGGCATCGCTAGCACCCATTGATTGACATACTTCATAGCCAACATAGTTCAAATTCCCCTCTGGATTCGCTGTGTGCCATGCTGCATTGAATGTATCTTCTACACGTGCAATTGTATTTCGATCAATATAATAATGAGCAAAACCATTCGCCAGTTGTGTAGGAGACATTACAGCCAAGGCATTGACATATTGTGCAGCTGTAGCATAAATACTTCCGGCATCATTATGAATGACAACACCTTTTGGCGTTGCATTGGGACGTCTCCCGGCAATCCCACCGCAAACAGATTGATTAATCACTTGCACCATCTTTAGGTTCACCACCTTTATCATTTTCATCTTTTAATTTACTTAAATGCTCCTTAACCCATGAAGGAAAGGGAACGCCTAACTGCCCTAAGTTTTCAATAATGGAAATGCCATACACTGCTATATAAAATAAGACAAATCCAGTAGCGATTGATTCTAGACCCATGATTTTCAAGTATGGATAAGCAACGCTTATTAAGCAGACCACTAATAAATGTTTTACTAATCCTAGCAATCCTTTTGTGCTATTTCCTTCCTTAATGAAAATACCTTTACATAATCCTGTTAAGATATCCCCTAACACAATCCAGACAAACACCTGAATAAAACCGTTAGAAATCATATTCTTGAATTCTAGTATCAACGCTTGATTATCAATAATCACCATATTTTCCACCTTCCAATAATAAAAACCGCCTAGCTTTTGCTAGACGGTTCTCCACAATTTTTTCAATTAAATAATTTAACAATGTATCTCCATATTAGTATGGGTTTTTAGCCATCCAACAACTTGAAATAGTAATCCAGGTTCCTTTTGAAACACTATCAACGCACACGATATTTGCATTATCTGCTGGGTTCATGTAAATTAAGCACATTTTATCGCCACTCGTTCTCCCATACATTCTAACGGGTTCAATCGGGTATGCCCATGCCGGAATGTTGAACCACACCGCTTGATTATCCTTTAAAGCTGATAATTGGAATGAGCCTGTGAGATATACTAGATCTCCCCGTCGGTATAATTTTAGAGAACCAGCTGACATCACAGAAGCGTTGTTATCCTTATCTACCATTGCATAATCAACTGTCGAATTTGTCAAAACTGGTTCTTTACCTATAATTTTAATACCATCTTTAAAATCCTTTATTCCAGATATTTCTTGATCTCCAGTTTGTGTCACCGCTTGTCCACTAATAGCTTCTGAAACATTTTTAGGATGCATATATTTACTCGTTGATGTCCCTGCAACTGCTTCGCTATCTAAAGCGAAACTATAATTTTTCACATTACCTAATCCAACTTGATTTGCTGTGACTTTATGTGGATTTTCTTGATTTTCCGTATGCGCCTTCAATTGTTCCCCTTTTACAAACCCACTTTTTGCTAAAACATCTTGTGCATTAATACTAATTTCTAATTGAATAGCTGAATAGTCTACATCCAAGTTAGCTGTTGTCACTCCATTTGATGGATCTGTATAACTAATTAGATAGATAAGACCTTCCCTAGTAATGAAATTTTTATCAGTTACTTGTACTGATAAATCTTTGTATTCACCAACATTTTCTTGAATTTGCGTTGTCCATGAGTCCGTTGATTCAACATAAGTAGAAACTTTAATTGTTTTGTTATTAGGCGAAGTGGCTTTAACACGTTCACTAATAGTAAAGGCGATAAAGCTATCTTTTAATAAAGTTACCGCTTCATCTTGACTTAATCCTTCAAAATTTTGAGGAATTATTTTTTTTGCAGCTTCTAAAGCATTAAATACACCTAACTGTTGTGGGATAACGCCATTTTGTGTTGAACCACTGCTTACGCCAGAATCATCACGACTTACTAATTTGTTGTAATCAGATTGAGAAATCTCATTCCATGTATCTTTTGGTTTTTTTAGTACTTTAGCTGTTACATCGGTAAAATATTGATTTGCATTTGTTGCCGTATTACCCGCTGTTTTTCCAGTGAAATCCATAGGTATTTTTACGTTTGTTGTTCCAGAAAGTAACGATACACCTTCAGATTTTGTCATGCGGTCATTAAAGTCAACCTGTAACCGAGTAGCTAACGTAGGCTGAGTGACTCCTTGCGTATCAGTTCGAGCTTGAACGATTTCTGGATTACTGTCCCCTGCTTCACCTACAAGTTTGTCAAAATCGTTTCGTAGCGCATCAAATTCTTGTTTATTGTTATTTGCTGTAGATACCGCTTGATTAGAGGTGTTAATGGCTGTTTGTGAATTTGCCATTGCTTGATTCGCTGTTTCATTCGCTTTATTTCCTGCTTGTTCTGCAATGTTTACGGCTTCTTTTCCAGCATCATCAGCAATTTTTTTGGCGTCATTAATCCCTGTTGTTAATTGATCTTGATAGTCCTTTATTTTTTCTACAGAAGTATTTGATTGATCCAAGATCGCATTAATTTTAACTCTACCTTGATTTAGCGTATCTGTTTCTTTGATTTGTTCAATAGCCATATCCATCACTCCTATTCTGCATTAATGTATTCAATCGTGGCTTTTTGTAAAATACGATTTCCTATCTTGATGAACGGCGAACTATTATCAATCAGTTCTGCAAAATAATCATCTAACGTTTTACCTGATTCATCATTAATTATAAATTCTTCTTGTTTGCTAATTAGTTTTACTGTTAATCTCATTTAAAATTGTCCTCCTAATTGTGATTGTATAAAGACACGACAAATAACCTGCGCTTCGATTCGTGCAAGTTTGTTAGGTATTATCTTGATTGTATGATTACCTCTAGAAATCTTACCTCCACTAGTTTTCCTAAGGTAATTAACAATGTTTAGTCTTTGTTGGCTAGTATCGTGTACTGGAATGGTGGTACCATCTACAACTATATCAACACTAGTTGCGCTACTTGGTGCCTCATAAATTCCCCATTCTAATGGATGACTATGATCAGGCAAAGTAATTTGGTGTGTATGTGCCGGTATTCTTACTTGGTGGCTATGGCTAGGAACCGGTATACTATGCGTGTGATTTGGTATAGAAATATTAAAATTGTGACTATGATTAGGCGTATTTACGGTGTGGGAATGCGCTGGTGTAGTTACATTATGCGTATGATTACCTGAGCTCGTCTTTGTGTACCAATCTGTTGATGCGGTCGACATTAGTCTAAATCTCATACCTGACCCCGCATCCATTTCTCGATAAAATGCACTTGATTCAGTGCTACCATTATTAGTTGCAACCAGGTGATTATGATCTCCACCTGCTGAACTTGTTTGTGAGCTTTGACCATTTACAGAACTGGATTGAATGCTACCTCCTCCTCCACCTGTGGTGGATCCACTAGAATAGCCTCCTCCAGCTGAACTTGAAACGACACTTCCGCCACCAGCTGAACTCGTTTGTGTTGAAGCTCCACCAGCTGAAGTACTTTTAACCGTAGCTCCGCCTCCTTTTACGGCTTTTGTGTAGCCACGATAGCGCTTAGTTTTAAAAGTCAGTTCTACAGTATTTACATGAAATACATCATCATCTAAGAAGAATTCAATTTCTGCTGGGTAGGCCTTTTCGCAGTTATCTTGATAACTATAGTTCAAAATATTCGTTGCACCTTGCGAGTATGTCTCATTTATTTCCTGTTTACGTTTCAAATCAGACATTGTTGTAGTAAAATCGTCAGATAAATTACCAAGCTCTAGCCGAATATCTTGTGGGGCGCCGAACACATCCTGTTTTGTCTCTTTTTTAATACGCAAATTTACACTTCCAAAATCATCTGTGTTAATCATAATTACAGTTCCTTGTCTTAACTTATCAATGCTTAAAGGTTCATCTGTTAATTTCAATAAATCAGCCGCAGTCACATCCCAAGAAATTTTAGGTTGTGCCCATTTTTTTAACATGTTGATTGCATTGTCTTTTAAAGCTCGTGGAACTGTGAATCGTTGGTCTACCCAAACATATTCAACTAACCCATGTTCTTTTATAGACTTTGCATCTTCTACATAAGGAATATTTTTATTTACCGATTTAATATTTATCTGATTGACGCCTTCACCAGCACCTAAAGGATAAACTCGATTAACTAAATTGTTAGGATCTCTTTCAATCTCAAAACCTTGCATGTTATATCCTTCTTGAATACGAGCAACAGGTTCTTTTGGTGGCTTCACTAAAGATAATTCGAATGGATAAACTTTGGTATTCCATTGCCACATGTAGTCTTCATCAAATGCTTGAGGAATACTAAACAAGGCATCAGCGAGACCATTTTCATTTTCCCATGCATAACTAAAATACCGAGTAAATTCACATTTTTTTAAAACCCAGTGTTTTGTCCTTTGTTTATTCAAAAGATAGTTAATAACATCAATTGTTTTTCGATTAACTAGTTCATGATAACCAAAAAGAACCGTGTCTAGCAAAGTACATAGGGCTTCATTTGCCGTATACGTGATTGAATTGTTACTAGCATCTTTACGAACCGTTGAAGGCATAACACGGTATAATCCTATATATTCATTTTCATTATCTGTTAGTTCAACCCATAACATTTCTTGCAAAAATTCATTTTTAGGATCATCCAACGGCATTGAAAATTCTAGATTCCCTATTTGGTTTTCAATTTTTTCATATCCAACATTATAAGCGTTATCTAAAACTGCCGTATATTCTCTTTTTAAATCCATTGCCATCAACATATTTTAGCAACACCTCCTATAAGAAACGATTTGGATATCGAATAGTTAGATTAAAAGTACTATCTTTCGCTTGGATGTATAGTGGCTCATTTGGATAAATATAAAAATCGTTCATAGGACGAATCATTGGCTTCCCATTTTTCGTAATATTAAACTGTTCTGTATCAATCACTATTTCTGATTTATCAAAATCACCAATATCAATAGTATCGCTTCTAGTTTTTATCCACACGCCTCTACCAGTGCCTTTTATAGTAATAATCGGTTTTACTTTTAACCCTTCAACAGTTGGATATATTTCAATTGGCTTCACCTCTTGACCGTTGTCTCCCATCAGATAGGAACGGTTTTGAAAAGTAATCATAGTAGATCCCCAGTATGCTCCGCCTTCAATCGTAATTGGTAAGTCAACAGCCCCTGATCCAGTATTACCCATAAGATAGTTAGCCTGAAACGTTATTTCTGTTGAACCCCACATAACACTAGTAGCATCGCTTCGAGTGTATTTATATGGATTATTCAACAAAATTGTAAATGTACCAACGACTCGATTCAATCCCTCAGGAACTGCATCAATGTCTGATTTACTACCCGACCAAAGCATTTCTGGCTCATCATTAAACCAAATCTGTACATCTTTTTCTGTGAACAAAGCAACATTTAGTCTATTAAAAGAATCCCTAAAAGCTTCGTTAGAGTTAGCCTCAACTTTGAATTTAACCGTTAATTCTCTTTCTGGAATACGAGCATAAACATGTCGCATTCCATCACGAATTCCCAACTGGTAGCTTTGTATCTCAGTAGGAGCTAACTCTCTTCCAACAACAGATAATGTTCTATAACCTGGAACTAAATCTTCTAAAAAAAAACCATTAAAATTCATGGCTTCCGAAGGCAAAGAGGCTTTTGTTTGTTGTTCATTTACATCAATAAAGTTGTATAACATTTAGCGCCTCCTTCCTAAAGAAACATTCTTTTTATCTTGTTGATTCTGTAATTCTTTACTCATTGGTTTAGCAATAACCCTTGCAACCTCTGAACTATCGAAAATAACAGGTACCTCTACAGTGAATTTTGAAGATACATCTCCAGCAAATGCTAAGCTTTGTGATCCTCCACTAAATGACAGATTTGAATTTAAATTATCTAGCGCTGGCATGGCTACCTTTTTACTTAGTCGTTGCATGGATTTTTCTACAAAGTTTGAATATTTATCAATACCAACCGCTACTCCTGCTGGAATCATTTTACCTACTTCATCACGCATTACACGTGATGGAGAATGAATATCCATAGCGCTTTTCATTGTACTTACAATTTGATCTGCCACACCTCTTGCTGCGGCTAAAGCGCTATTAGCATTAGCATTAATGCCATTAGTCAATCCATCAATTGCATTTGCACCAATAGAATTCATTTCTGATGGCAATTTATCCATTGCAGAAATTATTTTATCAACAATCGCCTCCACAGCTCTTACTGGATTCATTGCGTTTTGTTCGATACCGTTTGATAATCCAGAATCAACATCTTCACCAATTGAGTGAAATACACGAGAAGGAGAGTGAGAATCTAAACCTTTTCTGGCACCAGAAACAATATCATCAATCATTTGATTAGATGTTTTTACAGGAACTCCTTTGCCGTCGTCAACACCTTTTTCTAATCCTTGAGGAATGGACTTACCAATACCTCTGAAATCAGCTTTTTGGACTTCGCTTTTCATGTCTTCCCCGACTTTAGGAACAATTCCTTTGGTCATTTCTTCGACTGCTGTACGTCCATTCTCAATACCTGCTTTAAAGTTTTCGGTTACACTTAGACCCACGCTGTTAAAGTCTGTATTCTTAATTTGAGTCATCAACGTTTCTTTTTGAGTTGGGATTAAGCTCGCTATTTCCTCATTAACACCATTTTTACCTAACTGGTAACCTTCTTTCATTGCGTTCATGGAAGTTTCGCCTGTATTACGATAAACATCATTTAAGCGTTGTAATTGTTCATCTGAAGAATTAACTAATTCTGCCGCTTGAGCAGCACCTTCAGGACCCATTTTCCGTAGTTGCTCTAAAAGCCCTTCATCTACTCCTCGCTGTGCTAACGCAGCAATGTTAGTGCTCCATTGGCTAACAGCTTCTTGATTTTTTTGTAAATTTTCAGCCATTTGATCAACTGAAATAGCTTGTTTTTGCTGGATAACATCAAAGGCACTCCCTACTTTTTCTTCAAGTGATGAATATTCTGAACGCATTGCATCCATTGTTTCTTTCGTCTTACCACTTAAAGCATTGTATGAAACTGTTTGATTTAACACACCATTTTCCACAGCTTGGCTTGCACGCTGCATTGATTGTTCATGGGCATTAGCTGTATTTATAATTTCATTCGTTAATTCCTGTTGAACGCCCTTTAACACTTGCTCTTGCTCGCCCAACTTTTCAATATTTTCACGAGCTTCTTTTGTATTCCCGCCAGATTCTTTTAATGTCTGATTCCATTTTTCTCTAGCGGCATTGATTTCCATCAGCTTCGCTTCATTATCATTTCGTTCTTTTAACATTTGATTAATGTTTTCTTGAGCTTGAGAAGCTTCATCTAAAGCATTATAGGCATCAACTTGTTGTTGAATTGTTCCAGGCATTTCAGATAAAATATTTTTTTGATCGTCATAAACTAAGTTTAAACCTGTCATTTTACCGTTCAATTCCTCTACAATTTCCACCATACGTTTTTTCTCGCTGTTGCTTAATTTTTCTTTAGCAGAGAGCATTTCCATTTCAGAAATCATAGATTGGAATTTTTCTTTAGTATTATCCAATTCAATAGCTTCATCTTTTCGTGATTGGGTATGTTCTTGATTCTTTTTAATCAGGTCATCTGTGGTTTTCATAAGGTTTTCTTGTTCTTTTTTAACTGCCTTAGTTGATTCAGTTTCCTTATTTAACCACTTCCACAAGTTTACCCCTACAGCTACTAGTCCTCCTATTGCGGCTGTTACCCAACCAATAGGGCCCAATAACAATTTCATAGCGGTACTAAAAACAGTTGTAGCTACTGTAGCTAAACTAATTGTTCCCGTCAAAACACCAACGATTGTATTTTGCGCCACTAAAAGACCAGTTTTTATTGCTATTGCTGCAGAATTGGCTTTATCGGCTGCTAAGTTTAACATCCATGCTCTTCCGAGTGCTGTAGTAGATAACGTAGCCAGTTTTGATATTCCATTGTATAAACTTATTGCGGTTGTATAAGCTTTGATTGCCAATTCAGATTGCTTTATATAGCCTGTCACTTGCTGAATTACTTTCAATGCTGTGAAGGTAGCAGCAAAACTGGCAATTGTTGGTAGTAATGGTGTTAAGGCTGTACCTATTGACGTAATTGCTTTTCCGAATAGTTTCATCAATGGAATAGTTGATTGAATCGCTGCATCAATTGCCTTAAAAGTTATATTCACTACATTTTTTAAAGAGTCCAAATTTTCGGCAATATTTTTTCCTGTCACTGCTTTGGATAATTCATCAAATGATTTAATAACTGTAGTTACACCTTTAACGGTGGCTGTTTTAATATTTGCCCATGAGGTCTTGATACCTTTTGAGTTTTTCTTGGCTAAATCCGCAAAACCGCCTACGCCTTTGTCCAACTCGATCAAACGATTATTAAACTCATTAAATGTAATATCACCTTCTTTTAAGGCATCATATAATTGGTTAACTGAGTTTACGCCTTGTTCTTTGAAAGACTTAGCAACTTTATCCATCGCAATGGGCATTGTTTCCTGTAGGGTTCGCCAAGATTGCATATCAACTTCACCCTTACCGAGCATTTGAATATATTGTTGCATACCACGAGTTGCATCAGCAGTTGAAGCGCCAGAAGCAAGAAAGGCATCATTTAATGCAATAGCTGTGTCAGTTCCTTTACTCAAGCTACCAGTTGAAATTGATAGTTGTTGCGTACTAGCTACAATTTCATCGAGGGATGTTGGCAATCCATCAATCCCATCAGATAGTTTATTCATGGACCGATCAACATCTTCTGTTGAGTAACCTAGAGCCTTCATAACTACAGGATACTTATTCAACGTATCAAAACGGTTAATCGCTCCTTCAACAGAATCCTTAACCATATTTACGGCCGTAGATACTAATTTTACAGCGCCCACGCCTGCCCCAATACTAAGAATTGACTTACCCAATTGATTCCCTTTAGTGGTGCTTTTATCCAATCCATCACCTAGTTCACCAGATTGCTTGTTTACACCAGCCATAGAACGTTCAGCGCTACTCATCGTGCTACTAAACGTTCTATCAGTGGCAGTAAGTATTGCTTCGACTGAATATGATTCCATTATTTTCCTCCTTTCCTACTTATTTGCTTTTCTTAATAAATCAATTGCTCCTATATCAACTTTTTCATCAATTAATGATTTACCCAAAATAAGCTTCTCTCGTTCTTCATAATTGAAAAACTTATTGAATTCCTTATAATAAGGTTCGGATTTTTTACCTTTAGTCGCCTTAATTTGGTTATTTAGCCAAGATTGGAGATAGAGGTCTCTTTCATGATCAAGTCTTTTTAACTGAAACGCCAATAGCCTAACTTCATATTCATACAAAGTCATTCGTTCAATTTCTGTTAAATCAGTAATTTCTAGGTAACGAAAACAATTAATGAGAATATTTTCGTAAGCTTCAGCTGAGCTTAATTCCTCTCTTACTTGTTCTCCATCAGAGCTTTCTTGAAATTTCTGACCGTTAACTTTCCCGCATTGCTTTCTTCTAAGTGTTTCAACGTTTCATCAAATAATGCCTCAATATCATCAACAGTTTCAACGAACTCATCTACTTCATCCTTAGAAGGTCTACTTTTTTCCGTAATGGTAGCTGTATAGAGTACATCAGATAAAACAACGATATTTCCACTTACTAGCTGCGGTAATAATGTTGTTAGTCCCATCCCAAGATTCACATCATTACGAACTACCCCATGCTGCTTATCCAATTCACGAATAAACTTGACTCCAAAAATACAGTTATATTTTTTTCCTTTAATTTCGATTTGCATGTCTTTTCCTCCATAAGAAAAGGACAGCCGCCAAGCTGCCCTCTAAATTTATATTTTAAGCTTGATTATTCAATGTTAAGGTGTGTTGAGCTGTTTTTTTACCATCCTCTGTTGTTCCTGTTGTAGTATAAACACCAGCCGGTACCGCTTCTGTCCAAGTAATATTTCCTGTTTCAGAGACAGCAAGACCTTCTGTTTCAGGCGTAATCTTATAGGTTACTTTTTTGTTGGTTGCATTTTCAGGCAAGACAGTTGCTGTGATTTGTCGGCTACCTGCAGTACCCGCATCTGCTGTGGACGTTTTAGGAGAAAACTCTAAGCCAGTTACAGCAATAGACAATGTTTTAAAAGCTGGAATATCTACTCGCTCTGATTCTTTCCCATTAACAACACGAGTTACTTGGTACTCACCAGCCGACACTGAGGTGTTAGGTTCCATTCCTGTTATAGTTAAAGGTGATTGGCCGGAAACAACTTCGGTTTGGCCTTTATAAATTTTAAAAGTATCCACCATATTTATTTTCCTTTCTTAGCTTAATTCAATAGAAGCCCCATCGACTGTAGGAGTTACACTTCCCACAGAAGGGCTATCTACTTTCCCGGATCAGCTGTTTCAATAGTCGTATCTTTGAAGACATATTGAACTACTTCTTCTTGATCAGCAGTTAATGTTGCAAATCCTTTTGCACCTTTACCATTGATACCAAATTCTAATGAAACCTCTACGGTATCTTCAGCATTAGGTGATTTACCAAATGATGTTACGTATCCTTGGTAGTAGGTTGCCTTGTATTTGTCAACATTATCTCCTGTGCCTTTTTCTGCTTTGTTGATTTCCCAGATTTCAATAATATCGTCATTGTCTAAAGCTTCTTCTAGCTGGTCAACATATGGATCACCGACTGATAAAATAGATGTTGCCGAAAAATCAATTTCCAATGATCCTGGGATACGAATCGGACCATCTTTAGTGGCCACGGAGTCACTATCTTTTGTCTTTGTATTTTCATGTTCTGTCTGGAAAGCTAATTTCCATGCTGCTTCCTCTTTTGATTTTTTTAACAAACGGAAAAGTAAAATAATATCAATACCTTTAGCCGCTACTTTTGCTTCATTAGCCATTTATATTCCTTCTCTCTATAGTATTTTGAATTCTAAAGATATCATTGCCCGCTTCAATGGTGTGTTAGTCGAAATGTCATCTACTAACCGAATACCGCTTGATTGGATATTGAGCGACCAACAATAACCTTCCGTTTCAGAAATAGATAGAGCCTCAGCAAAAATTGCTGAAGCCATATCCGATATTTGTTTACGTTTTTTTGCCAATCCCCATACAGATAGATTCAATGTAACCGAACCTTTAATATCAGTTTTGTTAGCTTGGTGCAGTGTCTGAGTATCTTCTAATTCGACAAATGGATAACCTACATCATTCATAGGTTTATAATCGTAGGTTTCATAACCCAGTGATTGACACTTCTTATACACTTCATCGAAGATTGATTGATCTCTTGTTTTAATCATTTCATCAACCTTTCCAAGTCCGTTCTAAATTTCACTTTTTGTTGTTTCAGCGGTGGTAAAAAGAAATCACGTTTCACCATAAATCTCGTACCGTTTATTAAATACGGTGCGTATTCTGTTCCTGGTCCTGTATGCCCAGAAAAACCATTGTTCGAAAGCCTCATAACGATACTTCTTTTTGTTGCCCCTGTAGGTTTAACAAACTTTTTACCTTCCCAGTGTCCAGTTAACACCTTTTCGGCTTCAGCTTGCATATTGGCGGTTAATTCGGCTGTGTTATTTCTAACAACTTTTTTCACATCATCAAGTTGAGCATTTCTCTTTAGTTTTTTAGAAATTCCAGCTAATCCATTAATTCTTACTTGACTTCTTGCCATCAATAATCACCTCATGAACAATCAAGCTATTTCTTAATGCAGGAACTCTACTTGTAATAATTTGCCAAGTTTTACCCTCAAACTCAATGTAATCAAATTCTGGAATAACAAAAAGGGGCTGTGTCCTAATTACCTTAGCCCCTTCTTTAATACTTCCGAAAATAGTAACAGAACGATCAGTACCAATATCAGTTACATTGACATCAGTAGTTTTCCTAAACGGCTCTTCTTCAATCCATTCACCTGAATTTGGATCATAATGCGATTCTGAAGATTTTTTTACAAAGGTAATTTCATCTAAATATCTCATGAAAATGTAAACCTCCCACGTTTAGGCTTATAAAGTTCTTCTATTTCCTTGTTCTTATACTCTTCAATTTCATCTTGATATTCAGAAAAATCAGAGTCTGGAAATGCCATAGATAAACCTTCTTGAGAATAAGATTGCATTCCTTCTTGGCCAATACGATTAAATCGTTTTAAAGTGACTTCATATACAACTGAATCAAAACTTTTTGGTAACTCAGTGACATTCAATATATTTTGAAGTCGATCGTTTGTACGTCTTTCAATGATTTCTAGTTTTTCATCAAGACTGCCATTTAATAATTTTTTTACATCATTTGCTATCTCTGACATCTAAACACCACCTAAGTTAGTTCGATTGTCGCCCCATTTGTTGTCGGTGTTACTTTTCCAACAACAGGGCTAGTTACTCCCCCGCAGCTTTTGGTTGAATCTTAGCAAATGCTTCATCTTTGATGACCATGAAACCAATATCCATTGTAGCTCGTAAAGCAACCAATTCTTGTTCGTACAAGTTGACAGGCGTACCGTCTTCATTCGTTAAAGTAGATAATTGAGCTTCTTCTGAAATTTTGAAATTAATGTTAAATGGGATACCATAGCGCAAGTAATCAAAATCACCAGTATAAAGGTTTCCCTTATCCATAGATTTTAGATCTGCTACAGGCAGTCCATCAATAGTATTGCTGACACGATCATAAATAAATTGAGTTGTGTCACCAATTTTTTTACTTGCTTCACGTAACACTGTACGATTCTTACGATTAGAAATGAAAGCATTCGGATCGTATTCACCTTCTCCAAGCAAATCCTCTAATGCTAAAATGTTGTCATATGTCAAGTCGCCCTCAATTACATTACTAGCTGCAATGACAGATTTTTCAATAGATTGAGAGAATGGATTTTCTTTATCAAGGATAGTAGCCGCATCAATTTTCTTATAAAATGCTTCTGCGATTTTTGGTTGCATTTGAGTAAAGAAATCAGACATCTTATAAGTTAAATATTCCCGAGAAACTGGGATAATAACACCGATTTTTTTCGCAGTCATTGTTACGTTTAACCATTTAGGTTTAGACGTTTTAATCTTATCACCTTCACCAACCCAGTATGCTCCAGGACCTTCTGCAAAGTATTCGAATTTCTTTTCTTTGCTGTCCATTTCTTCATATTTAGCTAACTGCATTAACTTAGAATTTTCCATCACATCTTTTAAAATTAAAGTGTTGTACTTGTCTGGAATTGTTCCATCTTTTTTCTCTAATACTGTGACGTTGTCTGGATTCCATGTTTGAGCAAACATTTGAATATCCATTTTCATTAATTGTTTTTTCTTCATTTATATTTCCTCCTATTTTACAATTCGTGTGCTTGCTGCAAGAGCTGCAACTGATTCGGTTTCTTTTTTATCAGTTGAAAATTGTCCGCCCTCACCTGGTGTTTTTTGGCGAGCATTTTCTTTCTTAATCATTGATACATAGTTCGTAACAATAGCGACAGCTTTTTTTGTGGCTTCCGCATCATCTGAAACAATCAATCCTAGCAAATCATCGTCATGCGGCAAACTAGCTTCTGAAAGCATTTTAGAAGCTTCCTTTGACATGGAAACTAATGCTTGACTACGTTCCAATTCCGCAATTTTTGCTTCTAGCTGTTTCTTTTCATGTTCAGCTTTTTCTTGAGCATTCATTTTTGCCAGTTTTTCTGCTTCTGCTTGTTTTTCTTGTTGCTCTTTTTCCCAAGCTTCTTTTGTTTTTGATACTTCAGCAGCGATCATTTTTGCTACTTCACCACGAGAAAACGTTTTTTCATTACCTTTACCTTTGCCGCCATCTCCTGGCGGTGTTTGCTCTTGACCTCCGGCCGGTTGGCCCGTACCCCCAGTGCCAGTATCTGGATTATCAGCAAAGAATTGTAAATGCATTGGCAATAATAGTTTTTTTGTTTTCATGATTATCCTCCACGGTTACGCCGCTACCCGATATATTTGATAAGTTACGCCTATCAATCGAAACAGCTTTCTCTTTAGTGCCTGTAAGCAGTAAGAAGGCAATATAAAAAGTCTAACGTTTGTTAGACTCTTCTCTCTTTAAATATTCTTCATAATCAGCATCTAAGTAATCGTAAGGATCGTCATTCATAGAATCACGCCTTTCTGCCGTATTTTTCATAAACTTGTTTTATCTGATTGATATTATCCGTTTGAATTAACATTTGTTCACCATCATCAACAATAATTGAGATAAATTTAGGTTTGCCTTCAAGCAACTTCTTAACTGTTTCATCATTAATGAGACAATCTATTTGCTTAAACGCACCAGTTTCATCGTCAACACCTGACCAATAAACTAAAGAATAACTTTTCAACTTGATCCCTCGACTTCTTTTCTTAATTGAGAAATTAGTCTGTTTAGCTTTTCTGTCAATTTACCTTTCTTTTTTGTACCAAAGTTTGTTTTTCTTTGTTCATGCATTAATAACTTGATTTCGGTATTCATATACATAATTGTCGCTTTATATCCACAATTGGCACATTCAGCATAATGGTGTTCGACATCCTTCGTGATATTTTCAGATTTTCTAATTAAAGGAGTGTGCTTATGACATTGATTGCATTTATATAGATTATCCATTTACAAACCTCTTTCTTTCAGCGACTTCTCATAATCCTCACTAACTTTAGGGACAGTAGAGCATTTGCAATGGGGATGCATGTATGGAGCATTAATGCCTTTTTTCATCTTTAATACTTTATAAGGACTACCCTTAGCTACTTTTTTACATATTTCACAGGCAAACGGTTCTGCAATGTAATCATATTCTTCGATATCTGCATCCAAGTAACTTTGCTTTTGAATATCTGTTTGAACACCAGATATTTCAGTCATCATTAGCCTATTTAGCTTGTATCTTATATTTAGTTGGTTGGGCTTTAAAAATTTAGCCATCTCTTTTGCGACAGCTCTTGGATTTTTACCTTGAGTGATTGCCTGAGTGATTATTTTTTCTAAATCAGCTTTCATTTCAACAAAATTTTGCCAAATGTTATCACTAAACGAAGGGAAGTCACTTGATTTGAATGAGGCATTAACAATTTTTCTAACCTTAGACGAATAATTTTCTTTAACGGTTTCGCCTAGTATTCCCGCCTGTCTTAAATATTCATCTTTTGCTGCTTCAGTTAACTGAGAATATCCCCACTTATCTAGCTCATCAAACAACGTGATTAGTTCTAAGCCAATTTGAGACTTTAATAGCTCTAATCTAGACACTCGCATTACCAAGTTATAGATTTTCAATTCTTTATTGGCCTGGGGACTAAAGTCTTTATTTTTTACATACTCCTTCGCTTTTCTCTCAAAGCGTTTTACGTCCATCTTATTAGCCATTTTTCTTGCTTCGCTAATTGTAATCTTTTGGCCATTGGAAAATCTATCCCAGTTAGCTTCAATTTCGGTTTGAATCGCATCAATAGCATTTTGAAGCTGTTGAACAATTTCTTTTTCTCTATTGCGATCTAGCTTCATCTGTTCTTTGATCCAAGATTCTTCACGATTTTTCAAGTAGGACATTCAATCATTCCTCCTCGGTTTCCTTTTCCGATTGTTTAGCTAAAAATTTTGCCTGATTTACTTTCGTTTTGGCTACTTCTTCATCAGTAATGTCTAATGGTTTATTTTCATTTTTTACACGTTCTAATTCAGCTTGAACATCATCAACAAACGAAGCTAGACCTAAAATTGTTTCTTGGCTTAACTCCGCTCCAGAGTCAATCAATGTTTTTAATTCTTCTAGAATTGCTTTCGGAAGATTAGGAGTAAAGATAATTCGCAATCCTTTTAAATCGGAGTTATCAATCTCAGAAACACTTGATTTCAGATTAAATAAAAGACGATAGCGCCGCACAAGACTTTTTTTAAATAGTCTTTGCTTTACTGCCGTCATTTGATTGAAACCAAACATTTTATACTTCATTGCTTCTCCTGATTGAACACCAGAAAAATTTGTATCTGTCAAATCTGGAATCATAGATATTTCATGTATTCCTTTCCTCACTCGTTCTTTGTATGCTTCAACGCCGTTTACATCGTATTGTTTATAGATGTAGTTAGCATTCACTGAGGTTTTGTTACCGTTGATATCTGTGCCAGATTCAAGCAAAAGCATGTTCGCTTCTTTTTGCTTAATAGCATCTTCGGTTGATAGACCCGCTGCTTCGATGTCTCCACTAATCACTAACAGCGCATCGTTTAAATCCGTCATGTAATTAGCAGTGTCAGACTGTCCAGCATCATACAAATCGATTTGAGATAAAATATCTTCATACAATCCCATTCTAAAACGATTAGGAGAGAACTCAGTTATCTGAACTTCTTTATAATCATGAGAATCCTCTTTTGGATCACTTAGTTTAATCGTAGCAAGAGTCGTTTCAGCGTAAGTAATGATTTTGTCTTTTGTGTAAATTATCGGTTGAATATACTGTTTGTCTGCATCTATAGTAAATTTAGTTTTAGGATAACGAACAGCAAGTATTGGTCTACGCTTGACCGTTGTATCATAAACAACAAACGTTTCAAAAACATTGCATAGATCAACATAATCAACGTCATCTTCATCTCGATATATGATTTCATAAGCTCGGCCGTATTTATCCATATCTAACCACAATTCTCCATTCAATCCGTCAATGTCATTATCTTGATTGAAATTATCAATGGCCTCTTGACTAGCTTTATTATTAATTTGGACTTTTATTGGATTGCCTGTATTGTATCCAACATCAAACGTTGCAAGAACTTTTCCAAAATTATGAGCAGCTCTATGGTCTGCTTTTTCTTTTTCCTTACGGCGACGATTTTTGATGATGTTTGTATTCTTCGCTTTATAATAATCATCCAAAACCTGTAGACGTGGAACCTGGTGTTCATTATGGTGCGCAATCATTTTTGCTAAAACATCAGCATTTTCCAACAATTCATCCGCAGAACTATATCTATAATGAATATTGGATTCTACGCCAAAGCTAACAAAATTTTCATTCACATCACTTGAATAGCTGATGTCCGATCCATGTTCAAATTCATTAACTTTTAGGACTTCTTCATTTTCCATTGCTTTTTCTCCTTTATAATCCTAATTGTTTGATACGCTTAATTTTTTTCTTTGTATCAGATTTCTTGTATGCGTATCCTATTTTTTCTCTTATCGGTAAAAAACCATACTGACTAGCATTTATAGTATGGTCGTTCTTGTCTTCTGGCTGATCTCCATCATAGGCGTATGTGTTTAACTCATGTATGTGGACATTACAAGTATCTACGACTAAGTATATAGGAGCTTTGCCATCTGAATTAATCCAACCTAACATTAAATTAATACGATCAATAATCTTCATGCGCTTATCAGAACCAACAATTGTATATGCATTAGGTTTAAGTCGTTTCAACTTATTTAGTTCTGTAATAGTAGCTTGATCGGCATTATCAACATAGACCATTCGAGAAAAGCCCCACTTTTTTCTACACCTATCAAGAAATTGAATAAGATTAGCTGCTACATCACTTGGGGAAAAAGGTATATTTTCGTCTTTATTATTTTTAACTTCTTCTTCGAGTATCACTAATTCTCCAACATCTGTGATCCCTTGAAATATAAACGAAATTGTATCATTCGATTGCGCTGAATAAGATGTATCTACGCCACAAGAAAAATGAACATAGTTCTTACTCATCGCTTTCTGTTCTGTAATCACGTTATTTTTGTATTCAAAATTAGAGAACACAAGGCCTTCCGCTCGACCTCTAATACCAAGAATTTTATTTTTATATAATTTAGTTCCTGTCGGTACAGCAGATATTATTTTCTGTTTCTTTTTTTCAGTTAATCCATCATTATGAGAAAAACCAAAAAACCAGTGAACCCATCCTGCTTTGGGAGACTGGTTCAACTGATCATTAATCTCTCTAGGTGCATCATTTTCATACTCAGGTAATGGCCTAGAATGGTTTATGTACTCATGATAAATTGGTAATTCAGGATCATCTGGATTTAGAGTGGCCATTACATAATCGGCACGCATAAAAATTTCTCGTACATATTCCATGTCTGCGATATTTATTTCATCAATGTACAAACAACCATATTGGCCACCAAGTACCTTTTTCCAACGAGCTTTATTGTCATAACCAAGAACATAGATTATTTTTTCACCGTTAGATGTTTTATATTTTAAATGTGGTAAACTATGATCTTTATTCCCTTTGGAATGGTAGGTTACCAGATCTCCAAATATATCTATAATTCCCAATTCGGATTGTATAATATTTTTTTCGATTGTACCTAAATCTAATCCGCTAATGATGTGTAGTTTCCTATCTGATTCAGCAACTTTAAAAAGAAATTTTACAGCACCTACAGTGGTCTTCCCGGCTGCTGTGGTCCCCTCGAGAAATTCAACATCTGTGTCATATTTCAGAAATCTTTTATACTTAGGTGACAAAACCAACTCAGTCATCTTCATCACCTAATTGCTGTAAGATACTATCAAGTTTATCTGTTCTTACAGTCGCTGAAATATCCTGTTTATCAGTGAACAGCGCATGACGTTTGCCCAGTAATTCAGCAGCCTTTAGCCTTTCTTTGGCTCCAACATCAATATCAGTTAATCCTTGAGCCCCTTCGCCCAGACCGATTAAGGTTTGCTCTTTTTGAGATCCACGCATTACAGAAGTGAGATATTGCAGAACTTCAGTTCCTGATGCTATAGATAATTCTATCGCTCTTTCATCATAAGCATTCTTCAGTTCTTCAATAACAGGAGGGATGTGTTCATACTTTTTCATTCCTGTTAATAGGTTAGAAGCAATAGTTCCTGCCGTTTTAGCGCTATACCCTGCTTTTTTTGCAGCCTCTGTTCCATTGATAAAACCATTTGAAACATATGCTAACACGAATTCTTTTTGCTTATTTCGAGTGGATGGCCACTCACTCATAAGATCTGATGCTAAATCAGCTATTTCATTAATCAACTGGCTTTGCTTTGATTCAGCCATGATATTCACCTTCTTTCAATGCAAAAAGACACCTCGAAAGAGATGTCTTTGTTTTTACGTATTTATTTCATGCTACCATAGTAACATCTTGAATAGGGCATGTTCAAGACAACTTTAAGACATTTGCTAAATCATCCAAGCTATCGATTCCATACAAGAATATAGATAACTCATCCGTCGCTTTCTTGATATCTCGATCAACCGTTCGAAAATCGATAGCATAATAAGAGGCCATTTCTGATTTAGATTTTCTGAAATTACCGTCTTCTATATAAACTGATTTTATAATATCGAATCTTCTCTCCGCTGCATCGCCATTACTTCTGCAATAATTATTGTAGGACGAAAACATTAAATCAAAATAATCAAGCATTTCTTTTGTCCGAGCTTTATATTTCATTAATGTATCTAAGTTTAAAGCTTCTGAATCAAATACGCTTATTTCGTAATCTTGAATAGTCGGAACAATGCTATCGCAATGTTTTTTTAACATACGATAATTTTTCAATAGTAAATTTGTATTTCTTAATTTCCAGTCTCTTTTTTCTCTTTTTGTTTCTTTCTTTTTCTTTTCTTGAATTTCAAGAACTTTAGCTGTGATAATCTCAATTTGATGCTTGCTTAGTCCTTCAGCCATTGGCATTACCTCCCACAACCTGTTTATAACTATCTTCTTGAATTTTGATCAATACCGTTAAGAATGCTAATACAACTGGATGATTGTTATAGCGATTTCCTAATTCTCCGATTGACTGTATTAACCAATCCCAATATTTATCTGAAGTGATTGGATATTTTTTAGATATATGGTTAGAATCAGCCATCCATTGTTGAATATCTATAAATACATTGGACCAATTCATTCAATCGCCTCCACTTTGATATAAATTCCTGGAACATCTGCCCAAAACTTTTCAGTGATTAAACTGACAACATAGCTGTCATCTTTCCAGAAATTCAATTTTGTCATACAGTCTTGTAACAGCTTATTACTATTATCTAAGTCGGGTTTTGTATATTTGTACTCACCATTACTATGATTGCCCACAACTGGGAAACACCACTTCACCATCATCCGAACAGGCACCTCAAATTTTTCATTCGGTACATGTTTCGATAAGTGAGCCATCAACTTAGCACGTGCCTTTTTCAAATCGTCTGGCTCATAAAATACTGGCTTGTTTTTCACCACATGGACTTTCTTCTGCTGATGGGTAGTTTCTGGCGGAATTATGTTTAGAAAAAATTCAATCATAACAATCCTCATTTCTTGTTATTTTATTTTGGTATAGTCCAATATTTTTCATTCTTTCAAATCCTATTTTTGTCACGCTCCACCCTTTTATCAATAGCTATCCCTGAAAGGGAGCTATTGATAAGGGTAGCGGACAGCGGTATAACAATGTTTTTTGACTGTAAATAGCTTTAAATAGCTAAATAGATATTTAACGGATACTACGTTTTGTAAATAGCTTTAAATAGCTAAATAGATATTTACGCTAGTCAGAGTTTATTTTACTTAAAAAACCACCCTCTATTTTAAATCCACTATGTTTTTTTACTCTGTTGTATACCGATTGTTTGGTAATATCTAAATATTCAATCATATCACTAACTTCTACTGGTCCACCATCCATAGACAATACACTGAACGCTGTTTCTAGCTCTTGCTTAGATTTTTCACTTCTTGATTGATTAGACTTACTAACACCTTTTTTCCAGTTTTCTTTAGGATTGTCTTCTAGCGAAATATCTTTCAATGAATCATCGAGGACATGAATAGGATATTTGAACCATGCATTGATAGGATCAAACTTAGGGAATTCCCGCAGCGTGCCATCAATTCTCCAAGCCGTGCATTGTCGAGCTGCACGAACTGCCTTTTGTCTTTCTAATTCAACTTCCTGTAAAATAGTTTGAGATTTAATTGCACTCATTAAGTGCATTCCCATTTGTTTTGTACTAAATATATCATCTTGGCTAATGGCGTTATATGATGGATTATATTTTCTTATTGCTTGTTCATAAGTCTGACAAATTGCTTCATTCTCTAAAGCCATATACCTATCTTCTGTAATAGGCAACTCGATTAGATCTAAAATCGCATCGGGATCCCTGGCAAATACTCCGCTACCACTTGAACGGTCAATTGAATTTTTACCTCCTTGCGATCCTTTTGAATGATGATGGCAATAGATTACTGCACAATCTAATTCCGTAGCTATTTTATCGAACTGGTTGGTAAACTTAGCCATTTCATGGGCGCTATTTTCATCACCAGTCAGAACTTTATAGATTGGATCAATAATCACAGCCATGTAATTAGATTTCTGTGCACGTCTAATCAACTTAGGCGCCAATTTATCCATTGGACTTGTCTTTCCACGTAAGTTCCATATATCAATATTTGATACATTAGAGTGGCCCTGACCTAATTTTTCATAGATATCAACAAAACGAACTTTTGCGGACCGTTCATCTAATTCAAGGTTTACATATAATACCTTTCCCTTTTCGCAATCAAAACCGAACCATTGGCGACCTTCAGCAATTGCAATAGCTAATTGTATCAATGAAAAAGACTTTCCAGCTTTTGATGGACCAGCTATAAGCATCTTATGGCCTTGTCTTAGCATGCCTTTAATTAGTTCTGGTGCTAATTCAATTGGCTTTGCGAACAAATCTTCTAGGCTTTCTGGATCAGGCAAATCATCATTAACGCTTTCAATCCATTCTTTCCACTCGTCCCAAGTAGATTTCCCTAAATTGGTATCGATGATAAATTGTTTTTTGTCTCCACGCAGTACCCCAGGCATTCGGCTTAAACGAGAAGGATTTCTATTTTGATTATCATTCGTTAACCCATTCTTTTTGCAGACATCATATAAGTAATCAACACGCTTTCTATATTCAGCATAGTTATCTGCATCTACTCGAACGATAGCATGTATTGATTTCTTTCCGCTATACAGCATGGCAGCAATAGGAAGCTCTAGTTCTCGCATGATAGCATTTTGTTGTTCAAGCCCCATATTGTCAGACTCTACTAATGCATATCTAAATTCTGTTACATTATCATTTTTTACGCCTTTTCCATCCATAGGATTAAAACGAATCCAAGCCCCAGCTTCTTCATTATAGTCCCCCAGTACTGCTCCAATGTCATCCCCGCAATGGGTCAATTCTTCGATTAACTGACCGGCAGTTCTGTCATATGCACCTTTGTTAGAAGGTTTCCACTTTCCATCTTCGTCTTGCCACGACTGGACATTGTAAGCCACTGTTTCAGACGGTTCAAACAATGTTTCTAAATAGCGAATAATTTCTTTCGCTGGCTCCCACTTCTTAGGTTCCTGAATTTCTTTTCCTTCAATCCAATTTCGGTCAATGATAACCAGGTCATCTTTTTGTAAAGTATCATTCCAATCCAGCTCATGGCCACCATCTCCTGATTTGAATGGCGAAGTCCATCCGTTTTCTTTGGCCAACTGTGTAATTGTAGCACCCGTAATTGGTGAAGAAGTTCCTTGAAAAGACTCCCATTTTTTAAAACATTCTCCTGAATGATATCGGCTATCTGATTGACTCCATTGATCCCAATCGACAGCTGTGTATCCTTCCTGTTTTAGCGCCATTCCAACATTGACCCACTCCTGGTAACCAAGAGAAGCTGGGTCAATGTATTCTAGTAACTCAATTAAATCTAACTTGTTTTCCATTTGTGTGTTCAGCTCTCTTTTTTTATTTTTCAGTCGCAAATCCCATAATGATTTGATTCTTTAGATATCGCAATTGCTGTCTGACATATGCTTCCTCTCTACAGCAAGATAATCTATAGTTAATATCCTTTAAAACCGCTAAATCAAAATTGTATTTGCTGAGTAATTCATTGATTTCTTCTTCAGCTGTTTTCATCTATCTGTCCTTTCTGTTACTGTTAAGAATGAAATATAAACAATCAATCCATCCATATCGATAGTTGCCCATAGGAAAATTTCGTTCATAGTCAATTGCAGCTCTCATCACTTTAAGATATTTGTGGCGCTAACAATGTAACCGATTAAAAAGCTAAGCCACATAAGCAGCAGTATATACAAGATAGTTTCCATTTATTCAGCCTCCATTTTCCCATTAATTTAGTTTTCAATTTTTCTCGAATCTGCTGGCTTAAAATACTGCTCATATAATTTTTCGATTTCATTGTCTAATAATCGGCGCTTATCCTCTACGATTGATTTGAACAATTCTTTTTGTTTTGGCGTTGTAAATTTCAATTCTTCTAAAAGCATCTATTCTTCCCCCACCTTCACAGCAAACGGCCAATAGCGCTCATCAATTGCTTTGATTTCTTGTTCTGTATGTTTCAGTCTTCCGATGCATAACCCTTTATTGCCTTGTGTATATACAGCTCCATCGGTATCAGTCCAAAGATAACAAAACTCTGTGTCACCGATTTTTGGTAA